TCTTTAAGGGAACGAAGGATGGATATGCATCTCTTTATTAGTGGATCAAGAAGCTCAACCTTTTGCTGCTGAAGCATTCCAGTTATAGACTTGCCCCTAATGATAAAGCGCTGCAAGCTCTCTGTTGCTGTCATGTCCCTGGAGCCGCTAAAATCAAGCAGAGCATCAACCTTAAAGGCAGTTACAATCTTTTCATTAAGATATGGAATTAAAAATTGTACAATCCCAGTTGGATCTCCCAAATCATGTATAGGGAATAATGGAGCTTGCCCCTTACCGCCACCCATAAGAGCGCTGTTAAATATAGTCAGCCCATTAGGAGAAGTATCAAGAACACTGTCGCCAAATATAGCGTTGTTAAACATTCCCAAAGACGGATTTCCCATTTTCTCCAATATTTCAATAGTAGTGCCAACCATAAAGTTAACAGCGCGAATTGAACTAATAAGCAAAGTTCCTGAGGATCTACCATAAACTTCTCCCCTTACTTTAATCTGCCTTGCTATTGCAATGGGCTTCTCTGCAAAATCCTCTTCAAAGAATATGTTGGTTGCTTTGTTATCATCATCAAGGAACCAAACACCGCGATATCTAGCTCCCCTTTTGCCCTTTAGTTTTGGATCAAAATTCTCACGAGGGAATGACAGGAAGACAATATCAAATTCATCATTAGGCTTATTTGATGTAAAGGCCTTTTGTATTTTCGCAGGAAGTTTTGCAAGCTTCTTTTTATCAAGAGCGCCATCTGTATGGGCAAACTCTGATATAATCCTGTGCAATCTCCAGTGATATGTACAGCCAACAACATCAGGAACGCCTCCCTTTCCTTCATCAATGCGAGTGTTGTCAATACCGTATTGACGGAATGTTAGGGCATTATCAGCCAGCCTGAGCTGGAAATCGTTATTTCTAAAAGCTCCTATGCCAGATGTTCCAAAAGAGAATTGATCGTAAGCGTAAGGCTTCAGTGCCGTTTGAAGACCACCCTCTGAGTGGTTCATATGGTACAAGGTCTGATCTGTTGCAAACTTATACCACTCCTCAAGCTCAGAAAGATCAGCTAATTCAAGTACATAGCGGGATGGAACAATGTCAAATACATTCTCACCAGTTCCCCACATAATCCCAACAAGATAATCTCCGGCCTGGTTAACGCTTATAGCGCTCGTAGGATCATCAACAAACTGGTCAAGCTGCCTGTCTTTGCTGGTTTGATTGTGCCACATGTAATCTGGCTGTACGGAAATACCAGTGTACCTTGACACATCATCCCAGATGGGCTTGTATCTCTGGCCATTTACTTTGAGAGCATCCCAAAGCTCTCGTATGCTCTTACTGTCTTTTTTCGTTGCCATTTAATTTCCAAAGATGGTTGAGCGTCTTGTTGTCTCGTCCGGCTCAAGCTCTTCACCAGAAACGCCGCCCTCTGTCCTAAACAGATTTGCGCGCCTACGCTTGTTCTTCTTCTCATCTATCTGAGCTTCTTTAGTAGCTGCCCCTGTGCTAACAGGAGGAGGCGGCGCAGCTTTTGGAGCGCCTCCAAATATAGAGCTAAAAATCTTTGCTATAAATCCCATTGTAAACACTCCTTTTGCTTAATGCATAATAACATCTATTTTCTTCCTCGTGAAGATCCTGATTTTCTTATTGGCTTATTTCCCTCAGCGCTTGCTGTGTTTGATGATTTGCCCAAGAAATTAACAGCAGCCCAAACAGCCATCATTAAACTATCGGCATCATCTGGAGAATACTTCAACTCCTTCTTCATATCAACTTTTGCTTGAATTAAACGCACACCGTTGGATCGATATTTAAATTTAATCTTCTCAAGCTGCTTAATAACCTCGTTATCTTCCTTCTTTATGCACAAAAACCCGCTATCAAACCAATCTCTGAGTAAAAAGTAAGCAGCAGCCCTTATATTGCCATACGCTTTGGTGTCTACACCGTCAGTGCTGCCGCCATCAAAAGGCTTTATATCCATTCCAACCTCTTGCAGCCTATCCCATACAGGCTTTCCCATGCCTCCAATATCAAGGGTTGTAACCTGGGGCTTAAATTGGCCTATCAGATTAACAATTTTACCCACTGAAATCATTGTGTCTGGCTCATCCCAAGGTATCCGTTCTGTCAATTGCCAGTGCTGGTTGCTCACACGATCAAGGACAGTGGCTACACACTGGTCATTGCCCTGCGCTGCAAAGTCAATAGAAAGAATGCGCTGCCTGTGATACAGCTCCCCATAGGGCTGTATATCATATGCAGCAATAAGCTTCTCAAAATTGAATAGATAGTCATCAGCGCTTGATAATGGATGGCCAAGCCATATATGCCTGTAATCTCTCTCTGACTTATTCCTGCATTCTTCGGCCTGCACCTTCAAATTTAGAGGGCAGAAGGGATTATCAAAGTAGTTTATGTTAATATGCAAACAGTCTGAATTGGCAACCATTTGCTCCGGCACCGCATCCTCTCTCATATACCTATTCATTGTAAAGAACAGTTTGGCCTTTTCCTTCCTGATTGTAGGCAGTATGATATCAAGCGTAGGCTTGGTTATGCTTTGCGCCTCATCAATCCAAAGGATGTCAACACCCTCCAGCCCCTTAACAGATACGTTCCCCTGTTCTCTGAAGCCCTTGAACTTGATTGTGGTCTTTGATGTCCTATGACGTATCTCGTGCTTTAGAACCTCATAATTAAGGCTATGCTCCTCAATAAGGTCTGAGAGAAGCGCGTGTACACTCTCTTCAATATTGGCCTGGATCTCACGGCCACATACAATCCTAATAGTTCTTTCCTCGCCAAGATATAAAAGAAAGCGGCCTACAGTCTGAGACTTTGCAGAGCCACGGCCACCCTCTAGCAAGAAATATCTGAAGTCGTTAAAGTTAGTAATTACAGGATATAGTTTTGGAGGAACATTAAGTATAGAAGGAAGATCTAAATTAATGCTTGGGGTTGCTGCCATCACGAGGGCAACCAATTTGCTCCGCCAGTTTCCATTATTAGTAAATTATTAGGAAATTCTGAGAGAAGTTGATTTACAATATCGTATGTTAACCCCTCCGACCCCTGGAACATAAAAGTTCCCTTTGCCGGGTTTTGTAAAGGCTGCGTCGGCGCGTCTGCCCCTGTCAATTCTTTGTAACGTGTAAGAAAAGCGCCATAGTTGTGCTCCGGGCCTCCTAATGGTACAACTAATTTTATAAAAAAATACATAACAATTCCTTTAAGATAAAGTGGCGACTGCCGCTCTGACATTCCCATCAGAAAATGAATTATAAGCAATAAGCGTTTGTGTCATTCTTGCTATAGAGCGCGGGAAGCTACCAAGCCCGGTCAGAGAGTTAGCAGCGCCTTCTTTTGCCCAATCTGTTCCATCAAATATAAGAGTTTGCATTTGTGTATTACTGTTAAAATACAACATCTGGTCTAGGCTCATGGCCTCAACACCATAATTACCGCCAACGGCGGGGCTGATAGCAAAGCTATTTCCTGTTTGTGTCCAGTTCGTGCCACCAAAATCAATCGTTTCGATTTCGTCAGAACCGCTGTTAAATAAACCAACACGATCACCTGTCAAAGGGGCTAGACTTCCGAAGTCTGCCGTATCTGCAAAAGTGTTTCCTACCTTTGATATATCAGTGCCATCGAAACTATACTTAGCAAATCCAGCACTGTTATCATGAATTGCGCACAAATTGTCCCCAAGATTACAGCCCCGAGCCGTTCCTAAGAACGTCAAAGAAAAGGCGTTTCCTATTTGCGTCCAGTCTGTACCATCAAACTCGTACACCAATACTTCATCATTAGTTACATTCAACGTAGCTACCCTTGTGGATGAAAACTTAAAAATACCAAACTCAAGAGCGCCTATACTTAAAGCGTTACCAACTACAGAAAAGCTTGATCCTCCCCATCTTAACGTTGAAAGTGTATCGGCGGTAGTATCTACCACTGCAATATCAAGACCATCTAAAGGACAAATAAAGGTAGAACTTCCAATTGAAAAAGGCGATCCGGTTGCAGCCCATGACGCATAGGTCACGTGAGGCTCACCGCTAGGAGCGTTATGACAGATTGGAATAGTAAAGGTCATTAACTAAAGTCTCCCTGGAACACCCCGTACATGTTGGTGCCGTCTGAATAGAATGAGATTATATCAAGCTCGCTGGCTCCTGTAGAAAGGGTGGGAGCCGTTCCTCCTGGCCATTTGAACACTGCATTCCATGTAACAGTACGAGACCCTGCTCCGTCTTGATTTAATTCCATCAAATATGTAGCGCCCTTTTTCATGTTGGTAGGAGCATTAAAGATCATTGCATCTTCAGTCAACGTAACGTCCACTGTCTGATTGCTGTCCAGATCCCAATCGATATTAAGAAGCTTTGCAGATAAATTATCAATATCACCATCAAAATCTAAATCAGCCCTCATTCCGATGCCAGTGCCTGTAGCTCCAGCAATTATAACCTCCGTAAATGTACCGTTAGCGGCCCGGTCTGTTCCCTCTGTGCCGCCTAATCCAGTGCTGTCAACACCCAAAACCATGGCTACATTACCCGCCACATAGTTTAAAATATCGAACGAAGTGGCATAAGATTGACCGTTAGCAAGCTGCCCTAAGTCCTGAGCTAGGTTGCTGTCTGCTGATTGCGTAGCGTCTGAGTTACCAACACCGCCAGCCACCGTCCACCCATCACCCTTTTGCGGCCAGAATGCGGACGATGACATAGCGCCAGAAAATACTTTTTCCCCTGCCACTGTTAACGTTGTTCCTGCAAAATATTGTTGTTTGGTATAGGCATTAGCAATGTTTAAATCATTGATAGAAGAGGCAGATAGTCGCATCTTACTGCCATCAGATACGAAAGTAATAACGTCTACCTTGTTGATCCCTGTTGAAAGTGTTGGGGCAATATCATCATCAAATACAAAGTCAGTTCCCCATGTAACAGTCCTGCTTCCTATTCCATCTTGAATTAAGAAAATTACGTACTCTGCACCAGCAACTTGATTTGTCGGATTGTCAATAACTAGATTTGCATCCAGCGTAAGGGAGGTAACTTGATTACTTTCAAGATCCCAAGAAACGTTTGTAAGTTTAACTGTGATTGTGTCGATCTCACCAATAAAATTAAGATCTGCCCTAAGATCAATGTCGCCACCAGCGCCAGCCACAATATATTGCGTAGACTCTATAGAAGATGAAATATCTTGTCCTTCGGTATCTCCGACAACAGGTGTAACATTACCATCAG